TACCAGCATATATGTCAAGAATTTGATTTCTTGAATACTCTCTGGCTACCTGTGATATTTGAATGATTATAATATCAAGGTTTACTGCTAGGTTAGATAGATAGTGAGATATATACCTCACTTGTTCGTATTCTCCTCGTATATTACCCGGTGTTTCTACTAAGTCTATGTAGTCAACTACAACCAAGTTAGGCTGTAGGTCCCTAATAGTCTTTTGTATCATATCTGGGGTAGGTGCGACTGTCTGTATGTTTAAATGCTGAAGATACTTATTGTAGCTTTCGCTTACATACTTATAGTTCGCTGTAACATCGTCTTTACTCATCCCGCTAACAATTTGTTGGTTCCGTCTGTGCATATACCAACCACTAAGCTCTAAAGATAGAAATAGTGTAGGTATCTGCCATTCTTGTTTAATCTCATCGTTGGCGAAATCATAGCCTAGGGCTATATTTTGTGCTAAGGCTGTTTTATTAGCACCAGTAGGACCGAATATAGTCACCAGTTCACCCGGATATATATTACAATCTCTATCGTGTAAGCCAAACATCTGAGCAAGATTTATCATCTTACCAGTAAAGTCTGACTCTAGCCTTTCTTCTAACTCATTTTGTAAGTCAGTAGCTGTTTTTATTTCCACTAGATAGTCCTTATTTTTGTAATGTACACACTTAGGGTTACACACTTTTGCTAACAATTCATCGTGACATCCATACTTATAACCATAGTTATATGTAGCCTCAACCTTATCAATTACTATTTGAGGGTTAAGTTGATTGTCATTCCAATGTAGCAATGATGCTTTAGTTGCATCTGATGGTATACCGTTTCTTCTGAAATGTGACGCTATGCGAAGCAAAGTATGATTACGATTACCTTTGTTAGGTCCATCGTTGTACAACTTTTGTACGCACGGTACGACATTACTAGGTTCGTTAATCTTTTGCATACTTCTAACTTTAGGTACTTCAGTTATTATTCTATCAGATAGTGACTCATCACCCCATAAATCGTTCTGACCGTAATCAAGACGTCTTCCTGAGGCTATTTCCACTATACCTGCATAGTCTAATGTTTGTAGTTCCGTACTTGTTAGAGGTATTTTGTATAACGATGATTTTACATTTAAAGTGTGTGGCAATCTAATGATGCTAGTTCTAGTGTATACTGCTGGGTCTGGGTCAAACTCTTCAAGCATCTTCATCATAGTAGCTTTTACAATAAACGGCAAATCAGGTGATGGCTTAAAGCCAAACACTTCTGCTGATAAATCTATGTGATAACCAGTGCCGCTATAATAGATAGCGTAATTGCCATCCTTTAAACACAACTCCTTATTAATAAAATCAAGGATTTGTCTTGTTCTAGCTAATGTGTATTCATCTGAATCTTGACCTCTGTCTATGTCAATAGGCACAGTGTTTATGTATCTTGTACCGAGAAAGTTCTTTATAGAACCATTGGCTTTAATAAATGCTAAAGCCTCATCATCATATCGGTAAACTGATTTATAAACAGCTTGTGTTTGTCCTTGTTCATAGACAATGTCCCATACATCATCTAAAGGAACGAGAGTCCCCCGTTTAGAGGGACTCCCGATTGCCATTTCAACAAACATTAAAACGGTGTTGAATCGTCTTGTGTTTGCGTTATACCACCATTGGCTGTTGGTGGTACAGCACCTTCTACTACTTCCTTGATAAGATTCTTAGACTTCATAAAATTTATGTAGCCCTCGATATCTTTCTTCCCTTCAGCAGTATTAGGGACCAACTTCGGAAATACAGTAGTGTATGTCTTAGAAGGGTCTTTACGACCAGCTTCCTTATAGATATACGCCATATAATCCGTAGTTGGGTTTAGGGTGTCGGTGACGTGGTTGATATTCAGGTGATTGACTAAGTCAATGCTGTTACCATCCCCATCTACCATTTTTCCCTGCACATCTGGTCCACCATCGAAACCGATAGTGTCAAAGAGCCAGTAAAGTCTCTTTAGTAATGTACAGGTTTTTATGTTTCCATTAGGTTCTCTATCAAAAGACCCTGCAAGCTTCATTTCTTGAGGGTATTGCGAGTCTTGTACCTTTAAGGTAGCAACAAGATAGACATCAGCCCAATCAAATTGGTCTGACTTATCTTGCCAATCAAGAACACCTACTGGACAAAAACCTAGCCACTTAGCACCTCCACCACTGGAAGTACCCAAGTCACTAGGACGAAAGCGAGTATTACTCATTCTTCCTCCTTGTATTTTAGGATTTCGTTAGATATAGCACTATACTCAAACGGGAGTATTTTCTGAGCAAGAGGTTTTAGTCTTGAACCGACTACTCTCTCGTCATACGCCTCAAATGAGATATAATACTTACCATCTTCTTTACTAGCTGTAGTATATCCTATAACATCTGCTTTAGCGGCTAATGAGTATCCTAAACCTCTAGGAAGTTCAGGTGCTAACTGCACTTTGCCGTCTTGCATTTGTGATGTTTTAGAGTGACTGACTAGAACTAAGTTCCCGCCTTTCTTTTTCATAAGGTCTTGGAATCGTTTGATGACATCAAGGTTCTTACGCCTTGCTTTGCCCCAATCTGCACCCCATTGACCTTCACCCATAGCAGTAATACCTAACTCATTAATGACTGCAAATTCAATCCATTCATTAACTTGTCCTATGGTATCAATTACTATAGTGTCATACGGTAAACTATCCCACTCTTTAGATAACCAGTTATATATCTCTATCATAGAGTATACATCTTGAGCGTTACCTTTTTCTTCTCCAGAACGATGTTTAAAACCTCGCTCATTCGGTGGAATAATTTCAGTCTTAGGTTTACCACCCTCGACTACTTGTTTTCCGTCTTTTTCAACGGCTCTTATAGGAGCGTTCAAACTAGTACAAGTAACTACATTAGCATTATTAACAAAGTCTGACCCTAGGTCGGTGTCAATTATTATGACACCTTCACTACCTAGGGGAGACCATTTAGATACTGCTGTAGTTTTACCAGTTTTAGGCTGACCTATGATTAAGTACGTCAATCCCGATGGCATTGCTGTCCAATCGGTCGAGACTTTCCTTACTTGTATCAATAGATACCTCCTTACTTGTTACAGGTTTAATTAAAGTACCAAATTCTACCATATTTGGGTTCAGGCTGGTCCAAATATAGTCATAGTATACAAGTTGTGCAACTATATTATATACTTGTGCCAATCCTAATGATACAATATGGTTAGTAGCAAATACGGTATGTTTCATACTACAAGGTGCGGCAGGAACAGTATGCGTGGGTACCCAGTGCTTATCATAGACCTCTATGTGAGCTGGAGTGCACGTTACCATCTCTACACTAGTGGCACCCATACGCAAATCAATAAAGAAACTTCTATCCCATACAGGATGTGCCCAGTATTCGTGAGCTGTTTCTTTCCATTTGTTGAATACCATCTTTCTTGATTCCATATCATCAGTGCATACTATCATTTTAGAAGTGACTTTATCATTTATACCAAAGTTTTCCATCGGTATAAACTCTTGCCAATCTTCTGCGTACCTTTGAAAGAGACCCTGTGCTGAATCTCTTTTAGCGTTACCTGTTTCATCAACAGGATAGGCTGTGGTACTTAAGTTATGGTCTTCTATAACATCACCGTCATAGCCTATAACTTTGTGCCATCCCATCATCGCTAAACCTTGTATTAAGAATGAGCCAATACCACCCAATCCTACTACTGATACTTCATTTAACTGTTGTAAGGGTACTAAATCCTTATTTCTAAGGAATCTTGTTTTTATTTTACTTGCCACTCAACGAACTCCTTCAACATTGCGTGTGCCGCCTCTTCCGAGCCGAACATTGCAACGTCTTTTATGCGTGTAGCTTCTTCATAAAGTTTATTACGCTGTGTTAAAATATCATTGTTCTCTTTTTGCATCTCATCTGCGAGTTTCTTTTTAAACTCTACATAACCTGATAGCATAGATTCAATTTCAATGTTTCCTAATGAACTGCCAGACCAAGCTGATTCAGGTCCACTGCTTAGTACTAAATCAATAGCTTCCCATACTTTAGCTATTTCTTGAGGATATCTAATTTCTCCATTAGCTAATCCCATTTTAGCAATCTCTTTGTTACCTGCTGAATTAACATCTTTCAGCTCGTTAACTTTTTGTGCAGTGATTTCATCAATCCTTGTACAAAAATACTTCTTTTGTGGTACAGTCATCATATACTGTTTCTCCTTATTTATTTATTAAGATGTTACAAGGCAGTGTCCGGCTTTATTGCTTACGGAGTGTTCCTCTATTAGCTACACGTAGTCGGTTTTATTAGCTACTGGCTTCAACTGCCTTGTTTTTTATGTGGAAGGGTACTTGGAAAGATAAGGGCTGAGCGGCGGCGTTAAACTCGCTGTCATAAACTTGGGATGCGACCAAAATTCAGAGCAACCCAGCCCTAGTTCCGAATATACACCGTTTCATTTATAATATCAATAGAAATTTCTTCCTAGTGCATCTATATACAAATGCGGGTCTATGTTCGGACATTCCTTGCGTGCTTCTTCGATAAAATCGTGATACGTCATTTCAGCATTTTGAAATTGTTCGTGTAAATCCTCCATTTTCTTAGTTTCTTCTTCCGATACCTCGGTCTGAAGGTCCCAAGCGAATGATTGATTGTACATCTCCGTCTCGTTCAGATTTTTTTTTGCAGGTTCTGCTGGTGCGTGTACTCCGTGTCCTCTCCAATTATAGCCACCGTGATAGCCACCGAAGGCAGAGATTTGATTGGTCCCAGAGTTAACATAGGTAATCTTATTCTCTTTCTTCTTAGCTTTCTCTATCTTAGTAGCCTCTTGTTTCCACTCTTGTGGAACATCCACCTTTACAACTGGTGTTATTACTTCACCCTCTACCAAGTTTGTAAATCCAAACTGGTCTTTATACGTAAGGCAACAATCAAATGGTTCTCCACTTGACGCTACAACAGTACTAAAGAAAATGCCATCTTTGACGGCTTGGTCTTTAGCTGTATCTTTGTCTGTCCCTGATAGGAACGCACCCATAGTATGGTGAGAATGAATAAGTCCTAAGAAACAATCCTTTAAATCAGGAAACCTTTTATAAATCCTAGGTAATAGTTTACCCATTTGGTCTCCATCAAGTTCTGTTTCTGTGCCGTGTCCCAGATGTATAGGCTTAAAGTACTGTAAGCTTACTTCCGATGGGAAGTTGTCTTCATCAGTCTTATCTATGCTATACCACGCTGGTCCACTCCACTCTGTTTTCTTAAATCTAGAAAGCAGATAGTTGATTTTGTTCTGAATCATCTCCGAAATGTGTATCTCGAACTTTGATTCGCTTGTACTTGTCTGTTGCATTTAACAACCTCCCTGAGCTGTAGTTATGAATGACTTTAGTGTAATTCTCTATACCAATGTTTGAGAAATGGTCGGTGTACTTCGTCAATGTTTCTCCAACACTAATATCTTCTTTAAATCCTCGTATAAAGTTTATTAAACCTTGTACTTGGATATAAGAATCACTGTCGTTAAGAAAAGATGAATCTCCACCGTATAAACCGATGAAGTTTCGTAATGTCTCAAAAGGAACATACATATCGTCCTGCATTCTTCCAAAATACCTAGCAATGTCTTTCTTCGCTAAATCTTCGTCAATAGGTCTTTGAAACCTGTCGCCTGTGACATTGTTTACTATTCTCTGGTATGCGAACAGATGTTCGAATGTGACTGCGGCATCATCTGTACTAGTCTGAGTAGTAGCATTATATTTGCCATCGTCAATAGCTCTTTTAATAATAGAGGTAGGTGGAGCCATAACATTACTTGTCCTATACCAAGGTTTACTCAAGTACATTTGTGGTTTACCTGTCATTGCCTCTACTACTAAAGCAGAACTATACGAATCTGGTACCATTAAAGATTTCTTTATATGGTCCATACTAACATAATAGATGTCATTCAAGAAATTGAAAAACCTGTCTATTTGTTTGAATAGCTCATCTTCTGTATCTTTAACAATATAAGTATTTAGCACTGTTCCAGTATACAAGTCTAATAACCTTGAAGACCAAGTATTATCAAAATCATATAAAGCACCAAATCCTATGCACTCATCTTCGTGACTTCGTAGCCAACGTGCAAAGTTCCCTCTGCGAGGTAATCTTCCTTCTTGTCCAGAGAACTTGTAATCTCTACTGGATAGAGAATACCATAATTGTTTCTGTGACATATAAGAGCCGAAAGATATTCCACTCTTAAACCACGTTGGTAGTCTTCTGAAGTCCTGATATACCGAATTGATGTTCCAGAATGCGTCATTTGAAGTCCAAGTGTTTAAAAATGATTTTGTAACATTTACCAATGAAGGTATATGTCCTGAGGAAACAGCTTGAGACCAAGCGTTAGACCAACCACCTAAACAAGGAGCTCCATCCTCACCGATGTGTGGATGTGCTGGTATGTCGTTTGTTAAATGGTCAGCACTTTGAAACTTTAGCTGATGTGAGTGTCTCTCTTTCCAGATTTTCTTCTGATTCTGTATCACCTTATTAAAAATAGGAGAACCCACATCGTCCCCTGATAATACAACACGCACATCTGTTGGATGAGTCGTGTTAAATAATAAAGAATGTGATGGTAGAGTATAATTAACAGTACCTCTAAACTGAGGCTTGCCAACTCTTACCAGAAATTCTTTTCTCATTTGTCCGTCTCTATTGATGAACTCCCAAGTATGATGTATATCACACTTCTCCATCATTGTGGCGGCAAACTGCCTTGCGTCTGCGTGGCTCCAATCAGATTTATTTTGATAAATCCAATTAGCTTTTATCCATTCAGTCACATACTGTTTGATTTTCAGCATATTGCTCATTTTTACTCCTGTTAATTAAAAAATTATCATAGGTGTGGGACACCCGAAGGTGCCCCACTTGCCTAATCTCATTTGCTTACGCTAGTCCTGATGTTACCTTATCAGTCACGAATGCAACAAAATCATCATCTCTGAGATTTGTATTAGCTTCCGCTTTCTTTGCGTTCACGTTAATTGTGGTGTTGTCTAATGACATACCTAGGGCTTCAGCTAATCCTGCTGGATTGTCTGCTTCCATAGTCTTTACTACACCACCAAAGGTTTGTACTAGTACTTTTGCCATATTCAGGCTCCTTTGACGTTAAGAGGTTTTAAAGATTTCTTTCTAGGACGTCCTCTCTTAGGCTTATTCAATGCCAAAGCCTTACCGTTCTCTAAAGAAAGTTCTAATTCATTCAATTTGAATGTGATACCATTGATTCTTCTTTGATGCTGTCTTACTTGATACCATATTGCATTGGTACTCTTCTTCCAAGGCATCAGTATATACTTAAGTATCCTTACTATTTTACGCATTAGCGTCTCCTTATTTAGGGTTAACGAATTTGATGTCAATCGTCTTCTTCTTTGTTACACACTTCCTTAATGTATTTACAGGAATAAAGTGTGCAATAGCACTCTTTACTCTATATGGCGTCTCTACATTTAGCAAGAAATATGCTAATTGACGCATTGGCGTCTTCCTTTTATCTTGTGTAAAAGGTTTAACGTCCATATATCTACAATAAATACCCATTACCATTTGATAGGTCAAAGCTGACTTACCTTCATCTAGTATTCTATGGAACATTCCGTTAGCATAAGTTTTACCTAATGCCTTCTCTAGCCATTTAATACGAGATAAGTGTGTTGCTGGGATTGGAGCACCTTTGAGGTATCTCCATAGATACTGATTACCATTAATTAACATCGTATCTTCATTAGCGGCAATGAACATTCTGTCATATACCTCGTGTGAATTACTATTATGTCTAATTATGGATACTTCTACTTCTGATTGCTTTTTCTTGTTCTGTTTTGCTATCTCGCTTAATGCGATGTAGCGTCTATGTCCATCAACGATGGTCATATCATTAGCCACAATTATAGGGACAAGCAATCCGTTGTCTCTGATATTATTAGCTAATACGCTTGTCTTCTTCTCACGCATAGGTGGATTGAAGGGTGATGGTACTAGTTTATCTAGCGTTACCTTTTTATACTGCACACTGACTCCTTTTTTAGGGTTTATTGAAAAACTTATAAGGGTGCAAGGGGGATTGAACCTTCGCAGTTTTGGACATAGTCCTTATAGCGATTACCCCCCTATTACAGGTTATTTTGACTATTGCTCTTTCGAGTCACGTTTGCATCTACTCATTTATCCTCTCGGATTCACGGCTACGACTAAAGCTTGTTAAGCTCGGTATCGTATCACATACCTTGACAAATTACTCTGTCTTAGGCTGTCGACCTACTAGCAAGTAACTATAGACGATAACACTCGCCTATTACTTTATGATGCTCCGTTTTACCAAACTTGTTATCTGTTTAGTTTCCGTAACGTACAATTACCCTTGACGGACTGCCTATGACCCCTTTGGCTCTTTGACAGTAAGGCACTCTATTAACCTCCCGATTAATAAAATACGCTCATAATTGCCCTAGAGTACCCGCTTGGTTCAGGTACTTTCCTAGGCTTTGCAACGTGGTATACTTGGATTGCAGGTCCTCGTCTACTCACTCCCTTAATATATAAATCTTTAAATGTGCGGCATTCGTGGTGACATCTTAATATCCACGTTTCGTTAGACTCGTCAGCCTGATTGCCTAGTCTACCGCACTTGTATACAAAT